GGTAGAGTCTTTAATCGTACAGGTGAACCTGGATCTAGTAATAAAACCTATTTTGACAACTATATTTTTGATGATATAACAGATAATTTTAATGGTAGCAATAAAGTCTTTAAATTGAAAGTTGATAATAGTGAAATTGAAACACATGATAATCGTAATGCAGTTGTACTCATTAATGGAATTTTCCAACATCCAGGTCAAGAGTACACCATTACTGAAAATTTAGGAATTTCTTCCATATCTTTTATTGGATCCGCTAGTTCTGTATCATATGACGTGAATACTGCGACCATTCCTAGAGGAGGAACTATTGTTTCCTTTGCTACCACTCAAGGGTTTGGTTATCAACCACTCGTTTCAGCCGGAGGAACTGCTGTTGTTTCTCTCGCTGGTTCTATTCAATCTATTTCTATTGGTAATAGTGGTTCTGGTTATAGAGTTGGTATTCAGACAGTAAGAGTTGGAATTCAAACACAAAATCTAGAGTCCACATCAATAACATATGTTGGTGTTGCTAGTATTTCTAATGGTAACATTGTTAGTGTAGCAATAACAAATCCAGGTGTAGGTTACACAGCTTCTAGCGCCAACGTTATTTTTGATGCACCACTACCATACTCAAACATTCCATTAATCTCCTCGGGAGTAGGAACGGGTGCAAGTATTTCAATTGTTGTTGGGCAAGGTAGTAGTATTATTGATTATGAATTAACAAATACTGGTTATGGGTATAACAGTGGTGAAGAATTATCCCTGATGGTTGGTATTCCGACCACACCTGGACCTTTTGTTCCATTTAAGTTGAAAGTTGATGATACTTTTGATGATCAGTTTTCTTCCTGGGTTATTGGTGATTTACAGCCGCTTGATTCTTTTGATTCGTTCTTTGATGGTAGAAGAAGAAATTTCCAATTGAGAATATCAAATACTCCTATTTCAATTCAGAAAAATCCAGGGTCAACTCTAGATCTGGATCATACATTATTGATTTTTATTAATGATGTCTTACAGATTCCCGGTGTTTCTTATATCTTTAATGGTGGTAGTGTTGTACGATTTATTGAATCACCAAAAGCTACTGATAAATCTAAGATCTTATTCTATCGTGGTACGAGTCAATATGACGTTGCCAATGTAGATGTAATAGAAGAGCTTAAAATTGGGGATAATGTACTAATTAATAGTGAAGATTTAGATTATCAACAAAGTGATCGTCTCATTACCGATATTCTTTCAACAGAAACAGTGGAAACCTATTTTTATAATGGTTCAGGAATATCTGATGATGAATCTAGAACTCGTCCGATAACACTCTGTCGCCAAACCGAAGATCTTATTATAAATGGTCAAGTGATAGGTAAAAATAGAACTTTTTATGATACATTAATAAATCCTACAACAAAACTGATTTCTTCGGTGAGCATCGGTGCAACTCAAATATTTGTTGAAAATGTTAGAGCATTTTTTGATAATAAAAAAGAGTACCAAGAAACCGATACTCCACAAAAAACCGTACAAATTATTTCACAAGATGATAATAATTTAAAATATGAGACTTTAACTACTGTTAAATACGATGGTGATTATGGTGTTATTTCTGGTATTAAAACTGCTCCAATTGGTATTGGATCTACAGGAATTGTATTCCAACTTTATATTCCACAAGAATCGCCATTAAGAATTGATTCTTATGTTAATGGTGGTGTGAGCGGAATTAAAACAGGATATTATTTTAGTGTCAATAATTCCAATCTATCTAACGGTATTATATCACTGAATAATAATGAAACGGTAGTGGGTGTTGGTACAACATTCTTAAACAACGTTTACCGAGCATATTCAGTTTCTATTGCTCAGACTTCTGTTCCAGGTGTCGGAATTACCAATGTGGTTGAGGTTACAGCAAAAGTAGATCGTTTTGTGAGCGGAGTAGGAATTAGTAATTATTATGGAAATTATAGTTGGGGTAGATTGTATGACTACCTTAGAATTGATCCTAAAGAGTTTTTAGTAAATAATAGTGGCTTATCAACAGCCCCAATTGTTCAAAGAGCTAAAACAATAAAAACTGATAACTATTACAGCTAAATAAGTAAAAACATTAAGAAATGGCGTCCATTAAAAGGGATAAATTAAGAATAACCAACGCTAAGCAATTCGTTGTCGGTATAACCACAACTACGAATTCTTATTATACTTTTATTGGTCTTTTGAATCCCGAAGCATATAAGTCAGATTGGAATATATCTCCTCAGTTACCTAGAGATAATTTTTCAGAAGAGAATGATTATTGGGACACCATGATCGCTCTTAAAAAAGTGAAGGTTGATGATGTTCGGATGATTGTTAAAAAAAATGTCTGGACTTCGGGTACAGTCTATGATATGTACCGCCATGATATTAGTGTTGTTAATACAGCTAAACCTTCTGGTGCAACTAGCCTTTTTACATCCAATTACTACGCTATTAATAGTAATTACGATGTGTATATTTGTTTGAATAATGGAACTAATCCCGAATATCCATCTGGTAGACCTTCATTAGATGAACCATTTTCCAAAGATTTAGAACCAACAACACCCGGAACAAGTGGTGATGGTTATGTTTGGAAGTATCTTTACACAATTAAACCCAGTGATATTATCAAGTTTGATAGTAAATTTTATATTCCGCTCCCGAGAGAATGGGGCGCTGATTCTCAAACATCATTAGTAAAAAATAATGCGATCACTAGCGGACAACTTAAAACAGTAGTTATTAAAAATCGCGGTCTTAATGTAGGAACACCCAATTCAACCTACGCGAATGTACCCATTAAAGGTGATGGTTCGGGTGCTCTCGCAACAATCGTAGTCAATAATGATTCTAAAGTTGATTCAATAACGGTATCAAGTGGTGGTAGTAATTATACTTATGGTAGTGTAGACTTAACGGGTGGTGGAGTTCCTCTTGGTACCACTAGACCCGAATTTGATGTTATAATTCCTCCTTCTGGTGGACATGGATTTGACATTTATAATGAATTGGGTTCTTATCGGGTGATGGTTCAAGTTCAAAATGAAAACGATGAAACTAATCCCGACTTTATTCAACAAAATGAATTTTCTAGAGTAGGATTGATTCAGAATCCACAAAAATTTAACTCTAATACTCTCTTAACCGATGATAAAGTTAGTGCTCTTTATGCCTTAAAACTTGTTGGTATCACAAGTGTCAATGACTACAAAAACGCTAAATTTACTCAAGATAGTATTATCACCCAGACTATTGGAACTGGTATTACGGCTGCAGGTAGAGTTGCATCTTATGATTACTCAACTGGAGTTCTTAAGTATTGGCAAGATCGTAGTTTGGTAGGATTTAACACAGATGGAACTCAAAATAATACTCCAATCTATGGATTTAATCTAAACAGATTTACTCCCAATATAACATCCGGTGGCTCATTGGTGATTTCAGGTGAGTCTAATAATTTGAATCTTAAAATTGATTCTTCTTTTGGTACAGAAAGTAATCCGGGTATAACCACAGTAATAAATAATAGAACATATCAATTAGGACAATCTTTTATTGGTGGTGTTTCCCAACCCGAAGTTAAAAAATACTCTGGGGATATCTTAGTTGTTGAGAATAGGGCACCAGTTCCTAGATCACCAAGCCAAAAAGAACATATCAAAATTAACATTCAATTCTAATTACAATGCCACAAGAGACCAACTTAAACGTATCTCCATATTTTGATGATTTTGACAAGGATAAAAAGTATTATAAGGTTTTAATAAAACCCGAATCTCCAGTACAAGCAAGAGAGATCAATAATCTTCAGTCTATTTTTCAAAATCAAATTGAGTCTCTAGGTGATCACATTTTTAGAGAAGGCGCAAAAGTCATTCCTGGACAAACGAGTTATAATCGCTACTATAATGCTGTTGAACTTGAAAACAGTTTTTCTGGAGTAGATTTAGAAACTTATCTTTCATTCATAGTTGGAAAGAAAATCATCGGATCAACTTCCGGCGTTGAAGCTGTTATTGATAGTGCT